TTGTCTACAGGGACATTAACCTCTGTTTGAGTAAAGGTCATTACCTCAATAGTGCTTCCATTAAGAGGAGGAGCGCTAAAGCTAAGTGTTGTGTTTGTTACAGTGTACCCATCTTTCTGCTGATAAACACCATCGATATATACTTGTGTATTGTTTTCACTAATCGCATTAATGGATAGCGTAAAATCTGTAAGTACGCCATCACCGCTGAAACTATCTAAGTTTAAATTATTACCGCTTACACCAGCAGCAATTGTATAAACTACAATTTTACGTGTATTGGCAGGCGCTGCACTAAAAATAAGAGTGGTAATACCGCTGGCTGTGCTGATTGTATAAGCGTCTTGAGTTTGAAAAACACCATCAATAAATACAATTAGGTTGCCTTCAAGGTTAGTAGCTTGAGACAATACAAAGTTTGTAGTGACCCCATCTCCAGTATAAGTATCGTAAGTAAATGTGTTTGTACCACCGCCACCAATAGCGCCCCAAGTATCGGTGTAACCTTCAAACTGCTCAAGGTCAGCGTTATATCTAAAGTAACCAGCAGCAGGTGTTCCGGGCCTTTGCGCCGTCGTGCCGACAGGGACATGGACTGCATCTGTAGCAGAGCCAATGTCTAAAGAAACATCTGGAGAAACATTAAGGATACCTACGCGATTAGTTGTACTGTCTACCTTTAAGGTATTAGTATCAACTGTAAGATCTCCAGAAACATCAAGGCTGGTAAGTGTGCCTAAGCTTGTAACATTACCTTGTGCTGCAGTAGCTAAAGTTCCTGTAATGTTTCCAGAAGACTGAATAGTACCTGTAATGTTTATATTACCTGCACCAGTAATGTCATTTGAGTTTAGATCTAAGTCGCCACCTAACTGAGGCGTTGCATCTTCAACAACTTCATTGGTTGCTGCTACTAAAGTATCTACATAAGTCTTGACAGATTGTTGAGTAGGCACAAGCGTAGCTGAATTAGAAATCATATTGTCTTCATCTACAAAAGCCGTAACAGTAATTATACCGTCTGACAAACTTCCGTAAGTCAAGGTATTAATTGTAGTGGCATTAATAGTACCACCTTCTACTTTATCTCCTGAAATTTGATCATCTGCAAGAGTTAGTGTACCTGCAGAAACATCTAAAGTTTTAGCAGCTCCTACAGTGATATCAGAAGTAGCAATAGTTGTACCGTCAATAGTTCCACCGTTAATGTCTGCACTTGTTGCTGTTAAACTTGTAATTGTTGTAGCAGCTATTGTACCACCTTCAACTTTATCACCAGATATTTGGCCATCTGCTAAAGTTAAAGTACCTGCAGAAACATCTAAAGTTTTACCAGCTCCTACAGTTATATCTGAAGTTGCTATTATAGAACCATCAATAGTACCGCCATTAATGTCTGCTGTGTCTGCTACAAGGCTATTAATATTTGCAGTACCACTAATATAAAGATTACGCCACTCTTGTGCAATACTACCTAAATCATAAGTATTGTCAGTTTCTGGTATAATAGAACTGTTAATATCAGCGCCGAAAGAAACTGTATCTGTTGCAGCATCGCCAAACGTAAGATTACCATTAATAGTAGCGTTGCCTGTTACAGTAAGGTTTCCGCCTATAGAAAGATCGTTAGTGGCAGTTACGTTACCTGTAAGCGTAGAGATGCCTGTTACACCTAGAGTTCCAGCAACCGTGGCGTTTTCATCGATGTCCAAAGTATCGATGTAAGCTGTTCCGTCGATAAATAAGTCTTTAAACTCAAGTGAGGGTGTGCCAAGATCAATATCATTGTTAGTAACAGGAACAATGCTTCCATCTTGCACACGAATCTGCTCTGTAGAGACACCTCCAACCTCAACATATATCCCCCAACGATTACTTGTTCCATCAACTTCAATCTTATTTAAAAAATCTAAGTCACCTATTTTAAAAATATTACCGCCTTGCCCTGCGGTTCCATCATGTCTGTGACCAGTTATAGAACTATTAGAAGAAGAATAACTAAAAGAGTTTTCAAGTTGATTATATTCATTATTAAACAAAGAAGCTGTTATTGTATCTCCATCAGCAAATGTACTTTGTCTTGCGTAGCTCTGAGCCATTTGTTATCTCCTACCTGAAGGGGTGTAGTCTACATAAAGACCATTAATAGTATAAGGCGCATAGGTGTCTGCGCTTGTGATAATAAAACTTACTGTATCTCCACTGCCTTCTACTGCTTGACGTATTAAAGGATCTGGAGTTGCTCCAAAAACATTAGTACCGAATATACCAGAACCAAAAATACTTGGCAAAGGTATACCGTCTAATACATAATCTAAAGGCTGAGCAACTGTAGGATCTTCGTAATCGTAACGGATACGTAGTGTAGGTTGTATTTCGCCTTCAGGGCTTATAGATACCCTTACATATTTTATAGTTTTTTTAGTGCCTACATCTCCAAAATCTAAATTAGGAGTTTGATAAGAGGCTACAATATTATTAGGAACTCCACCATAATTAAAAGCATTACCTACATCGTGATTGTAAATGTAACCGTTTGTATCACCATGCCATGTTCTTTCTATGCCATCTGCTCCGAAATCTGCGCTAATAGCCGTTGCTTTAATACCTTGTATTTCTGAATACTCAAAACCGTCTTTTGTAAGCGTAGCAATAATGCCTTTGGCAGAAGCGTTTGCTGTTCCTTCAGAGTTATAGAATAATCTATACTGAGATTTATTTCTCACTACTACACTTGCTAAGGTTAAAGCATCAATGTTTTCAGAAATATTTTGAATAATAGATTGAACTGGTCTACTAACCGTTCCTAATTCAACGTCTCCGATACGAGCAGTACCTGCAACAGTCCTAAGACCATCAGCACTCAAAAATAAAAGATCCCCTGCCATTTCTTGGATAGACTGTGAATCAAGACAACCTACATTTTTAGCCACTGGCACGATTGCAACCGTATTTGAATCATTTATATTAATAAGTTTATTAATACTGTTCTGACCAAAAATATATAACTCGTTTCGGAAAGGCTTTAATCCTACTACTTGGTCTGAAATAGTAATAGCCCCAGAGCCTACACCTGTAAAGTTGTCAGGGTCTAGGTTTACACTATAGTAAACTGTAGATTCATTTTCACCTACACCAGCGGCTATTAAATGATGATCATGTATAGTAATGTGTGTAACTACATGCGCACCTGGAAGTACGGAAATTTCTTTAGTAAAAAATGTTCTGGTATTTAAAGCGCCAGAGCCTTCCATTCTAAAGCTAAATATTTCATTTGCACCATCTGCAATAAGAAGTTCACCATAATCGTAGTTAGCTTGAAAAAGACCAAACTCACACTGACCTTGGTTTGCTCTTGTTGAAACAGCTTTTCCCGTAAATGTTGTGTAGTTGTCTCCTCCAGCAGCACTTATTTTATTAACCTGTAGCCATTCAATTCCATCGATGCTAAAAAATATATCTTCATCAGAGCAAACCACTACGCCATCGGCATAGCCTTTAATACCTAATACTTTTGTATCACCATTGGGACGTGTGGCACTGGCACCGCCGAAGGGCGTAAAGCCATTAATACGCCTGTAGCCACCGTTAATATCTACTTCAAAGTTTACAAGCTTAGAAGCAATTCCGGGCTGCTGCAGCATCTCAAGCTGGTTTAAGCTAGTATATAAACCACCTTTAGAAGATAATCCAAAAGGCTGTGACATTAAATAAACCTTACTCTATCGTCTTTGAAATAACCGGGAGCCGCTTCCATCAAATGAAGTTTCATTAACCTTAAACCTCTTTTATAATCTTCAAGAGAAAAAGAAGACATCTGTGGATTTTCTTTAAACTGATAAACGTAGTAACGAATTCTAGCAATTAAAACAGGCTTATAGATATTTGGAAAAATAATTTCGTCTCCAAAAGAAGATAACTCTGTAGGTAAGTTATAAGCATAAAACCAAACCCTATATACTTTATCTGGTATAGGGCTTAAACCAAAGCGTCTATTGTCAGGACTTATAATTACCCTAGAAGGAACTCCGTAGTTTTGCGTTTCTGCTACGTCTTGGTTTTCTGAAAGCCTATAAAAATCTTTCCACTCTTCTGTAGTAGTAAACTTAAGATTTTTTACTATGTAGGGAGCCGTTTCTCCTGCAACATTTACAGTAGAAAGAAGAAAATTTTCCCAATCAATATAGCCGTAATCCGTAGTAAGGTCGTTACTGGCTGGCTTAAGCTCATACCATCGTGTTCCTTCTACAGTTTCTACATAAGTATTACCATACATCTGATCTGAGCCACTTTCTGCAGCAGCTAGGAAGGGCCACTGCGGCTCCTCATTAACTATATCTAAGTAAGAACGGTTTACACAATCTTTAACGTGCTGCTGAATACCCGTAGCATTAGCAAAGTTAGCCGAAGTTAAGGGAACTTCATTCATTTCCCTTAATATTTCATTAGTAATTTCGAGGTAAGTAGCAGCCATTTACTTATTTCTTTTTATAAGAACAGGATTTTTCCAGCGCAAAAATATCAGGCTTTGATTTTTTAACCTGACCGCCGTGCGCATAACTCTTTTTTTTCTTGTCGTACATTAGTCTTGCTCCATACTAAAAGTTTTAGAAGTTTCTCTAGCTATTTTAAATTCTGTTTTTTTATTGAAAATCTTATCGTAGTTAGAATCATAATTAGATTTGCTTTCTCCAGCGTAAAAACTTCCAGTCATTCCTAAGATTTTTTTTTTATTTTTTATCCCGCTTTTAAGAACAACTGATTTATTATCACTTCCTATTTGAGGCATTGTAACTCCTTTAAAAAGAAATGGGGGAGTATTTCATCCCCCAAACTTTATTAGTCAATCGTGTAAAAAGCTGAGACCATAGCGTCTGGTCGCAGAACTTTAGCACCGTATACGTGAAGACCACGTACAATGTCGCCAAAGCTTGAAGGATCACGAATAACTTCGGTCGTAGTAATCGTCTGAGCCGTAGCCGTAGAAGACATGTGACCAGCCATACACTTGCCAGTAGCCGTAGCAGTGGCACCAATGTTGTTAGACTTGTACATGCTAAACCCACGGAGCTGACCAGAAGATACCAAACCATTTCGGATTGAACCTTGGCCTGCGTTGAAGTCTACAGACAAAAGCTTAGAGCCTGACTGTGAGAGTTCTTCGTAGAAAGAAGGAGGCGCTACAAACCAACGACCTTCTTCAGGAATGTTTTGCTCGTCGAGAAGACGGGCCATACGTGCCATAAGGTCAATAGCGTCTACGCCACTTGCATCTGAGCCGAGAAGGTCAACAGAAGCAGTAGTTTCTGCAACACCAGCGGTACCCGCAGCAGCATCTGCACCAATTACATGGTCAGGGCCTGAGCTAGACACGCCAGCAAACATCTTAGCCAGCACACCTACATCAAAAGCATCACGCAAAGCGTAAGCAGCAGATGAAGTTGCAACGTCACGGAAATTAATGTGTGACATTTGCGTTTCAATATCATCAACGATGAATTTGAAAGCGTTAGCAATGTCTACAACCATCGTAATTTCAGTGTCTGTCAGATTAGTTTTAGCAGCGTCTTGTCCACGCTCGTACTGATCAACAGTGATTACAGGTTCTTTAATGATTTTAACGGTGTCACCAAAGCCAGAAATCTCACCTGCATAATCCGTATTGGTAATAGCTTCAATTACAGAAGCCTTACGGAAAAAGTTGAGTACCTGCTTGGAATATAACTGGGGTAACCAGTTAGTGGAACCGCTAAAGTTAGTTGGGGTTGTCGCAAATTCGAACCCCTGATCGGATGTGTTTAAAGCCATTTGTTATCTCCTAAGTAGAAAAGTTAGCCTCGTACAACACGTCCTTCAATCATAGCCTCACGAATTTCTTCTTCGTATTTATCAAACTGATCTAAGGACATCTTGCCGATTTCTGATTCAGTCCAAATCCTACCTTGCTGGGGATCTAAGTTAGTTGTTTTTGTAGATACCATATCAGCTGCAGAGCCTTCCTGTTTTTTCTTAGGTCGGCCACGATTTGAACCTCTATTGTTTTGTCCTTTACCTGTTTCTAACTTATATAAATCTAGAGCTTTGACGGCTAAAGTTACATTATCAGGATTGTTATAAATCCAATCTTGAATTTGATCTGGTTGTTCTTGCGCCCACTCATGAAAACTATCATCCCCTCTGATTTCATCAAAGTCTGGATGTCGGTCTTTCAATGCTGTCTCAGCTTCTCGTTGTGCAATTTGAGCTTCTCTCTGTTCGATAACAGAAAGTTTAGCTCGTAGTGCTTCTACTTCTTGCTGACTTCGCATGTGTGCTACAGTTTCTACCGTATCATAAAGATCAGGATACTCTTCTCTAAACTTTTCTAAATCCTCTTGAGACTTAGGAGCTTGGTACTGGGGTTCAGCCATTCTGGCTTGCTCCAACAATTCCTGCTCTTTCCGTTTAAACTCATTGAGCTTCTGATCATAGTGCTTCTTTAAATCATCATATCTTTTTTTATAGTTAGAACCTTCTACTGATTCTTCTTCTGCAGGGGCCGTTTGTTTTTTACGGGTGGCCTGCTTTTGAGGGGCCTCATCTTCATAAAATAAAGTATCTGCTTTAGCCTGTCGTGGGCCATCTGGCGTATGCCAAGGTTTCTTCATGTTATAAGGATTTGATGTTGCTTCCTCTTCTTGTAAAAGTTGTTCGGACATTTTGTTTTCCTTTTCTACGGGGCTTGTTTCTTGCAAGGTAGCCAATTTTAAACGTCTTTAAAAAATTTGGGGCTTGTCACTACAAGGTAGCCGTACTATTAATATAAACGATTTCCCATAAGACTAGGCATTCTGTTAGCTTTTAACATGTTATTATTGATCTCTTCCTCTTCTTGAGTTTGCTGTAGTCCAAAACCAGTAACTAATTTATTAGGTTCTTCAACAGCCATAGGAGGAGACAAAATACCGCCCATTGCCTTTTGGGTTCGTGCTATGCCACCATCTGCCATTCGCTCTGCATTATCCATCATTGTCTGAAGGTTGTCAGCGCCAATTTCATTGGTGGCTTTTTCGGTAATTACAAATTCTCCATCGCTTAAACGCGCAGGTATAGAATCTGATACACCGTCTCCGGGGCCTTCAACTTTTCCAGCTCCCGAAAATTCTGATGCAGTCATTACGACCTTATCAAAAATCTCACTGAGTTTTGGATCTGATTCCAAAGCTCCCATTAAATAGTCTTGCTCGCTATCGTCTAGAGACTCCCCTAGTACATAGCCCATATAGTCATCTTCCATTTGAACATCTGGAACTTGAGACTCTTCTGCCATAGCCTGCTCTTCAGGCGTATAAGTATCGACAGGCATTTC